AATGACGCGGGTTTTGTTTTGCCTAAATCCCCAGCGTTTCCGCCAGGCGCTTGATTGCCAGCTCATACTCAGCCGGCGACAACTCCAACTCATTCAGCCGCTTCTTGCCGGCCTCATAGGCCAACCAGTCAGCGTCCATCAAGGGTTTTGCGCGATGACATAGGCGGCCTCAGGCGGCTTTCTTGGTGGGTTTTTTGAAGACATCTGGACGGGCCAGCTTCAGAAACATCAAGCGGGCCTTCGGGATTCCGGTTTTGCGCCAATCAGAAACAGATCCAGGCGCAATTTCACATAGCCGAGCAACGGCGTTTGTACCGCCGAGCGCGTCGATAATTTTGTTTGGGTCATGGTCAAGTGTGCTCATAACCAAATGGTAAGCCATGCCTTACTTTTGCGCAAGCAAAGAAGGCATGCAATAAATTTAAGCCATGCCTTACTTTTTTGTTGACACAACAGTTAGTCATGCCTTACTATTCACTCATCGCAGCAAAACACACGCCGCCCAGCTCTTTAAGAATCAGTCAGCAACAAAAACACCAGCAGATCATCTGTTGTGCGTTAGCCAAGACCTACGGGAGGCACAGCTAACGATGGCTAAAGCCTTAACGCAGAAATCAGGTTGATTGCTGGTGATGAAATACAGGCAACCGCGAGCCACGACCGAGCAAAGGGAGAAATAGGCGGGGCTGGCGAGGCGAGTAACGGGCCAGAGGAAGCGAATAGCACCGTGGACATGCGGAGTAGCCGACCGCTTAACGCATAAATGAAGGCTTTACACGCATAGACATTGCTGAACATCAGCGGCAGGAACACAGCCCAAGCCGCGCCGGACGCTGTAACCGGCAAGCCCTTGGCGACAGGGGCAACACGCATGGCCTCTTGCGATGCTGCTTCCGGGGCAGCGACCACTGTAGAGAGTGAGAGGCCAGCCGTGTGATAAGGGCTGGGGTTCCAGTCCGCAACAACGAAAGCCGCTGATCGGTCATGAGGTCTTGTCCTGGCAGGACGGAAACTGCGGCACCAGGAAGAATAAAGCGACATAGCTTGTAAGGATATCCTCCCTTACTCATACCGCAGCAACCAGCGCGAAAGCGTAGTCGGATGGTTGCCCGCTCGCAGCGGATAGACGGTTTCGGGTTCCAGTGCTAACTCAACGCATGCGCCGGCTTCGCCCCGGAGCCGTCTACCCGCTGTAAGCCATACAGCAAATCTCCTTTATGTTGGATTTTCCCCGGCCTAGTTAGCCGGGGATTTTTTTTGAGGGCATAAAATGAATATCGATGAACTGACGATTGGCCAAGCAAAAGCACTGGCCGCAATGTTTGCGAACACCGCACCGGCAACGCCTGCGATTGACTGCAAGATGGTTGGCAAATATGTGATTGTGCGCTGCCGTGACGCTGGAGTGCATGCTGGCGTTCTGGAGTCGTACAACGGTCGAGAATGTGTCCTGACTGAGTCGCGCCGTATGTGGTACTGGAAACCAGCAGACGGACAAAAATATCTGTCTGGCCTGGCCATTTCTGGAGCGGACGAAGCAAGCAAAATCGGCGCAGCACTGCCCCGCATTTTCCTAACTGAGAACTGCGAAATTATCGAGTGCAGCGCAAAGGCAGAAATCTCGATTCGCGGAGCAAAAGCGGATGAAAACTAAAGAACAAGAATACGGCGACGGCAGCGGCCACGGCTCCGGCTACGGCGACGGCTACGGCTACGGCAGCGGCATCGGCGACGGCTCCGGCGACGGCGACGGCAGCGGCATCGGCAGCGGCATCGGCGACGGCTACGGCGACGGCGACGGCGACGGCTACGGCAGCGGCGACGGCTACGGCTACGGCGACGGCTCCGGCTCCGGCTACGGCTACGGCTACGGCTCCGGCTCCGGCTACGGCTCCGGCTCCGGCTCCGGCTCCGGCTACGGCGACGGCTACGGCTACGGCAGCGGCATCGGCGACGGCTCCGGCTCCGGCAGCGGCTACGGCCACGGCTACGGCAGCGGCGACGGGAAGGGATAACCAACCCGCTTCGGCGGGATTTCTTGGGGCAATCATGATTTCACTAAACACGCCGCGAGCCACGCGCCACACCATCGAAGCTGGCGGCACATTTGAAAGCAACGGCATCAGCATTGATTACACGGCGCGCATCACGTTTTGCCATCACCCGGCAGAGCCATGCACCCGGCTTGATCCTGGCTGTGATGAGTTATTCGATATCGAGCGTGTAGAAATCAGCATGCGTGAAGGCGTCTGGATCGAATTGACCCCGGGCGAATACAGCGACGACGGCGTAATCGACACCATTATCGACTGGCGCTATCGCGAAGAGATGGACGCGCAGCTGTATCGCACGGAGCTGGCAGCATGAGCGGCAACATCATCAACATAGAGGCCGGCCAGAAGTACGGCCGCTGGACTGTGGTTGCCACGGGCTTGCGCAACGGCGAAAAGCGCGCCAGCTGGTGTATCTGCGAATGCGGAAACGAAGTCGCAGTCAACAACGCCAGCCTGTCATCAGGCAAAAGCATGAGCTGCGGCTGCCTGCGGGCAGAAAAGTTGAGGTGGCGCGCAACACCAAACCCGCGCAAGGCCAAACAGGTAGACCGCTCCCGCGCCATGAGCCAGCCCGTAGCGCACCAGCGCACCGGGCCGCGCCTGGTTGAGTTGACCGACACACGACACAACGCACACGACGGCATCGGCAGCGGCGTGAGACTGCCGCAGGGCATTTCGTCTGCGGCGCAAATTTGAGGAATGAAAAACATGATCAAGAAAATCAAACTCGTGGCGGATAGCGAGGCTGAGGATATCCACAATAAACATGAGGCAGCAGCATGAGCTGGTATCACGTCGAACTGAAATACATGACGGCAGCGCAGCGGGTTGAGGCTGTTGCGTTTCTGAAACAACTTTACAACCAAGGGGCGAAGCGATGACAACCGCGGTGGCAGAAGTAGTGGAAGAGAAAACCGGCAATAACCTGATCGTTATTAAGCCATCCAGCGTGATGAGCGTATTCACTGACGCCAGTCAGATTGATCCGATCCTGAAGCAGATTGCAGATGAGGCGCGCAGCTTTATCCCTGATGTGACAACCGCAAAGGGACGCAAAGAAATCGCGTCGATTGCATACAAGGTTGCGCAGACAAAGACATACCTGGATGGCCTCGGAAAAGACCTCGTCGCTGAAATGAAGGAGCTGCCAAAGAAGGTTGATGCCAATCGCAAGACAGTTCGTGACTTCCTTGATTCCCTGCGTGATGAGGTTCGTTTGCCGCTGACGGCATGGGAAGCAGAGCAAGAGCGCATCGAAGCCGAGAAGAAGGCTGCTGAAGAGGCCGCCGCGCTGGCCATCAAGGTTGAGTCAGATTGGGAAGTTGCCATTCTGATGAACCAGGCATTTGACCGCAATATAGAAGACATGCGCATCAAAGCAGAGCAGGAGCGCAAAGAGCGCGAAGACCGGATTGCAGCAGAAGCGGCTGAGAAAGCCCGCATGGACGCAGAGCAGAAGGCTGCAGCAGAAAAGGCAGCCGCAGAGCGCCGCGAAGCAGAAGCCAAGCTGGCCGCAGAAATCGCCCAGCGCCAGCAAAAAGAAGCGGAAGAACGCGCTGCACGCATCGAAAAAGAATCGGTAGAGCGTGAAGCTAAAGCGCGCCAAGAGGCAGCAGAGCAAGAGCGTTTACGCCAAGAACAGATCGCCCGCTCAGAGCGCGAAGCCGCAGAAGCACGCCAGAAAGACCGGGATTTACGCGTTCAGGTTCACAACGATGCGCTTACTGATTTGATTGCCGCCGGCCTTACAGAAGAACAGGGCAAGGCAGTTGTGGCAGCCATCGTGAAAAAGCAAGTTCGCCATGTGTCGATCACCTACTGAGGCCGAAAATGAACGACGAATTTGAAGCAATGGCCGGCGTAGATGCGCCGGTGAACTGGATTGGTGGTGACCGACACACGACATAACGCACACGACGCCATTGGCAGCGGCGTGCGCTTGCCGCAGGGCATTTCGTCTGCGGCGCAGATTTGAAGAGGAATCAAAACATGATCAAGAAAATTATTTTGGCGGCGAAGCGCCTGGCGTTGAAAGCCCGGATGCACAGCGCCTGCAGCGAGATCGAAGCGGCGGCAAAACGAATTGAGCATGACCAAGAGCTAATCGCCATGCTCTGGCAAGAGCGCGCAGATCTTCAGGCCAAGGCGTACTGGCTGGAGAAGGATCATTTCTCAGTACGGGGGATCAACGCATGAGCAAGCATGATGACGAGTTTGATGCGCTGAGCGGCGTCGATATCAAGACCGAGATTCGCCTGACTGTTTTGGTGGCGCTGTGCTGCGTCGGGCTGGTTCTGGCCGTGCGTCTGGCGGCGCATCTGATGGCGGGGTGAATCATGGGCGCAAATGACATCGACCGCCTGCAATGGCTGCAGGCTCGACGGGCTGGGATTGGTGGCAGCGACATCGGCGCCATCATGGGCTTGTCTAAATGGAAGTCGCCCGTAGACGTGTGGCTAGACAAGACGGGCCGCATCGAGCCGGATCTGGAAATGAGCGAGCCCGCATATTTCGGCATTGAGCTGGAGTCGTTCGTTGCCACCGAATACAGCAAGCGCAGCGGCAACAAGGTGCAGCGCGTCAATCAGTCGATGAAGCACCCTGAACATAGATGGATGCTGGCGAACATTGACCGCGCCGTCGTCGCTGACGGCAGCCGCGCCCGACTGGATAAAGACGGCAAGCTGACCGGCATTAAAGGCCTGCTGGAATGCAAAACGGCCAGCGCCTACCTGGAACGCGAATGGTCGGACGAAAGCGCGCCGCTTGCCTACGTCGCCCAGTGCCAGTGGTACATGGCGGTAACCGGTGCTGAATGGTGCGATCTGGCTGTACTGATCGGCGGACAGAAATATGTCTGCCATCGCATTGACCGCGACGAATCGCTGATTGATGCAGTGATTGAGGCGGGCCGTCAGTTCTGGTTCGGCAACGTGATAGCTGACTGCCCGCCGACACCACGCACACCAGAGGAAACGCTGGCGCTGTTCCCGTCGAATACACGTGACGATCTGGTCATGGCCAGCGACGACATCATGCACGCGCTTGAAGCCTATCAGCTGCTGAAACAGAAGGCCAAAGGCGTTGACGATGAGATGGCGACGGTAAAGGCCGCCATTCAATCGTTTATCGGCCCGCACTCTGGTGTGTGCGATCCTCAAGGTTCACCGCTCGCCACATGGAGGCAGAACAAGCCAAGCCAAAAAACAAACTGGAAAGAGGCTGCAGCAGAAATCAAAGCAGAGCTGATCGATGCAGGCCACGAAGACCTGGCAGAAATCGTCCGCGACATTATCAACCAGAACACCACCGAGCAGGCCGGCGCACGGCCTCTCATTATCAAGTGAGGACAATATGAGCAACGCAAACGCCAAACTGGCCGCCGCACTGAAGCCAGGACAGATCGTCAAGATGACCGGCGCAGAGGCCGGCATGGGCAACGTAAAAAGCTTCATGGAGAGCCAAAAGGCCAACTTGGCCGCTGTTCTTCCGAAGCACGTTGATGCAGACCGCATGCTGAAGCTGGCACTCGGAGCGCTTCGCACCACGCCGAAGCTGCTGAACTGCAACGTTGAAAGCCTGATGGGCGCGGTGGTTACATGCTCGACTCTTGGACTGGAGCCGAATACCCCGCTTGGCCATGCCTACCTGATCCCGTTCGAGAACCGGCAGAAAGGCACAACCGATGTGCAAATCGTCTTCGGCTACAAGGGTCTGATTGATCTTGCTCGCCGGTCTGGTCAGATCGTCAGCATCGCCGCCCATGAAGTCTGTGCGAATGACGAGTTTTCCTTCAGCTACGGCCTGGACGAAATGCTTACTCACAAGCCAGCACTGACGAACCGTGGCGATCCAATCGCATTCTATGCGGTGGCGAAGCTGGTCGGTGGCGGTTATGCCTTCGAGGTTATGGGCCGCGATCAAGTTGAAGAAATCCGCGATGCAAGCCAGAACTACAAGTTCGCCCGAGAAAAAGGCAAATCGGTATGGGGCCAGCACTTCACCGAAATGGGCCGCAAAACGGTACTGCGCCGGCTGTTTAAGTACCTGCCCGTCAGCATCGAACTGGCTACAGCGTCAAACATCGACAGCAACACTGAGGCGGGCAAGTCTGGCAACTACGAGGAAGCACTCAAGGGCGAATACTCGGTTATGCCTGATGATGCGCCACCAGCAGCGTTACCCGATAACGTCGACGGCGAAACCGGCGAATGGAACCCGCCAGCCATGCAAGGCGAAATGACCGAAGCAGAAAAGTCCGAGGCGCTGCGCCGTGAGATGGCCGAAGCCAACGGCGACCTGCTGGGCGACCTGCCGCAATGAGTTATCTGGACAGGCGCAAGGACGATCCAATGCGCCACCTTGTTTCCGTCGCACAGCGCCACAAAAACACACTCGGGCCATATCCAGCGGCCCGTTTTTTATGCGCCAACAGCGTGCCACTAAGCGTGGCGCTGCGGGTGCTAACTCGCAAGTGAGCATCAATGCAGGCAAGGCGGGGCGAGGCCCGGCGAGGCCCGGCGAGGCGGGGCAAGGCAGGCAACAGCAACACCCCGGCAGGCCGTCGAGCCGGAGCAATCGACGGCAAATTAACGGAGCAAACGAAATGACGACAGCAAAAACAGCAGTAGCCGTGCAAATCAAACCACCAAAAATCGAAACGGCGGTTTTCAACATCAAAGGCACAGCGCCATTTGTTCAGGCGCGGTTTTCTGCGAAAGCAATGCAGGCGATGAAAGCAAAAATGCTGGAAGGCAGCACAGCAAAGGGAAAGAAAGTTCGCGAAGCCAGAGATTTCGAGGACGATTTTCGCCAGGCCATGCACGTATCAACAGATGGATGGGTCGGCATACCGGCAAGCGCTTTTCGTCAGGCCATCATCAGCGCATGCCGTCTGGTCGGATTCCGCATGACCTTGGCAAAGCTGAGTGTGTTTGTTGAGGCGGACGGGTTCGACAAGGTGGACGGCATCCCGCTGATTCGCCTTGATGCTGGCGCCCCTGAAATGCTCGAAATGGCAGTTCGCAACCAAACTGGCGTTGCCGATATCCGCGTTCGCCCGATGTGGCGTGAATGGGGCGCGGCGGTCAAGGTTCGATACGACGCTGACCAGTTCACTATTTCAGACGTGACTAACCTCATGGCCCGCGTAGGCATGCAAGTTGGCATTGGCGAAGGCAGGCCAGACAGCCGCGAATCGGCTGGCTTGGGCTGGGGAACGTTCGAGATTCAGTAACAAGGCAGGCGAGGCGAGGCTAGGCGCAGCAAGGCAGGCAAGGCAAGGCCTGGCTAGGATTGGCTGGGCGTGGCAAGACAAGGCAGGCTAGGCGTGGCGTGAACGGGCGAGGCTAGACTGGGAACGACAAGGCAGGCAAACGAAAGGAACAACAATGGCAAACAGGCATGTACGACAGGCAAAACAGGACGTGAATTTCAGACTGCGTTCTGGAGCACGAATAAGCGGCATATCGGCAGATGTAGCGGCTGCAGAATTGCAGCGCATCTACCTGTCCCGCGGCGAACTGAGGCCGCGTCAGGTAGTGGACGAATCACGCGAAGAAGCCGCTCCGCTCCATCCTGTTTTTGAATGGGACGACCGGACAGCGGCGGAAGAGTATCGAACCTATCAGGCGCGTGACTTGATTCGGTCGGTTCAGGTTATTGGCGAAAACAGCGACCCGACCCCTGTCTATGTGCATGTCGGTCAGTCTGGATATCACCCGGTTTCCGTCGTTGTCAGCCAGCCAAGCATGTATGAACAGGCGCTGAAAGAATTGAACGCCAGAGCAAAGGCGCTAAAGGACGCGGCCGCAAGCCTTCAGTCTGCGGCATTTGATATTGACGATGAACGCGCACCAATCATTCAGACGGCGATTACTGCCGTCGATCAAGCAAGCGCAGCTATTGCAGCGCTCCGTTGACGTAGCAAGGCGCGGCAGGCAGGGCTTGGCGGGGCATGGATAGGCCGGGCATGGCGTGGCAAGGCAGGCAAGGCAAGGCGTCACATGGTTTGATGTGGCGGTGATGGACTGGCAAGGCAGGCAAGGCGAGGCAAGGCGAGGCCCGGCGAGTCAAGACAAGGCAGGCAAACAAGGAGCAAACAAAACAATGAGCAGAGAAACAGACAACGCACTACTGCTGCACGGCGGAGATGACGACATCTCTATCCCCGGCGCTGCGCTGCGGCAGATCATTGGCGACGCGCTGACGCCTGACTGTGGCGACCTGATCAGCCAGATGCGGCTGCAGAATGATGCGCTTGAAGAAGCAAACCAGGCGCTTGCCCGTCGCGTGGTCAGCCTAAGCAACGAGGTACGCGACCTGAAAAACAGGCTTGATGGCAGGGAGTTTGACTAATGGCAAAATCCAAATCCCCGCGCAAGGCATACCAGCCCAAGCGCATATCCAGCCACATGGCAAACAAGATCATCTACAGCACCATCTTCCGCGCCAGCGTTGAGCCAATCAGCCAGACGCAAATCACCGCCCTGATGATGCCGTTCCGCACCACAATAGACGCGCTGCAGCGTGGCGTGTTGACGCTGGAACAGTGGACAAGCGTCAACGAGATGAACCTGTTTTCGTTCCACCTGGCGGCACGTCTCCACAATGCCGCTGTTCAGGATTTCGCCAAGGAGCAGATAGCCGCCAGCCAGCCAACGTTTGAAGCTGCTGCCGATGCGCTGTATCAGATTGGCCTGCGCTGGAAAAGCCGAAACCGGTTTGTGGCAACGGGCGACGAACTGAAGCCAATCAAGGAATCGGCCAACTGGCTGGATGAGCTACTGCAGATTGCGCCGGAAGGCATGGCGCTTGATGCCTTGCTGGCGGCTGAAAAGGACATTGATAATTTTTGGAGGAAGCAAGCATGAACAACGACATCGGCAACACCCTACTGAAGTGCTGCGGAGAGCCGGAAATGCCGGACATCCACGGAGCAGCGCTGCAATCAATCATCAACGACGCTTACAAACCCGACTGCGATGACCGGTATGAGGCGCTGCAGCGTCAGGTTGAGGCGCTGGAAGAAGCCAATAAGCGCGTATGCGACGAGCGTGATTTTTACATTGCCCAGTGCCATGCGTATGAGGCGCGGCTGGCTGGGAAGGTTTACGACTGATGTCAGCGCTAAAAGAACAAATCGGCGGCGACCACTACAAGGCCATGAAAATCCAGCCAATGGAATACAGCATGGCCAATGAACTAAACGCATGCCAGCACACGATCATCAAGTATGTCAGCCGGTACAAAGACAAGGGCGGAATCGCTGATTTGCACAAGGCGCGACACACGATTGATCTGCTGATTGAGTTGGAATATGGGGGCGATGCGAAATGAACGCAGAACAGAAACAACGGGCGATAAAGTTAATTACATACTGGCGGAACCGCAGCATAACAACCATGCCAGAAGAATATTTTGTAAGCGGCGACTGCATGACAGACCTGCTGCAAGAGCTGATCGACGCGCCGGAGCCTGAGCCGGTTTCGGACGGTCATGTGTATGTGCATGTCTCCGGCTTAACGGGCAGCGGAAAAAGTGCTGTGGCAGGGGAAATTGAAATCGCCATGCGAGCAATCGGGCTTGATGTTGAATGGGTTGACAGCAAGAGTGAAAAACGCCTAACGCACGCCGATTACACCTCAGCGCTTGAGCTGTATAGGCCGAAAGTACGCATCTTCGAGAAAAATATCCCCCGCACCGCCCCGCCAGCGCCGAGCGTGCCGGATGCTGGTCTGGCGCGGGATGCTGCGCTGCTTGACGCGCTTGAGGATGAAGTGAAAAGCCGTGGACTGTTTGGGGTATCGCTCGACTATACAAGTCACGCAGAAGATGGCTTGATTGTTGAGAAAGGATACCGCGTTTTAATGCGCAAGTTTCTCGGCCCGCGCAAAACGACATTGCGAGACGCGATAAGCGCGGCATTTGACCCTATCGAACGCGACAAGAAAGGCCAATCATGAAATGGCAACTGGTTCCGGTTGAGCCGACAGATGAAATGCTCGATGCTGTTTCTTGGCCGGGCATCGCAAACTTTACTTACAGCGCCATGCTCGAAGCCGCCCCGCAGCCGCCAGCATTGAGCGATGAGCGGATTTTTAAACTGTTCCTTGAAAAAGCAGTAGATAGGGGCACTGCTGGTATTTATGATTTCGCCCACGCCATCGAGCGCGAGATTTTGGGGGTGGTGGCAAATGACTTATAAAGAGCTTTTGGAGCTGGCAGCGAGGGATATCAAATGATCAACACCACCAAACTGCGCGAGCTAGCGCAGAATGCCGCGCCGGGACCTTGGACGCAATGGGAGGGCCGTGGATGGGTTCATGCAGGCACCCCGGAAGCGAACGCAGAAGGCTATATGGCCGGAACACACGGGCAAGTATGCAGAACCGACTGCGGCGATTTTTCTGATGCTCAAGAGATTAAAAACGCCGAATACATCGCAGCCGCCAACCCCGCTACAGTGCTGGTGCTACTGGATGAGCTTGACAGGCTGCGCAAGGTAGAGTCCGCGACACTGCAGGGCGAAAAGATTGGCTGTCGGCGCACGTACACCGACAATCAGACGGTGGACACAGAGCGCTTGTATCACCGCGCGATCCGGTCGGAGCGTGACCGCCTCCGAGCCGAACTGACGGCCATGCGCGAAGACCTGAACGACGCAGCACAGTGCATCGCACGCCAGAGACAGACGATTCGCCGGCTGCAGGACATCGAAGCCGCCGCACGCAATCTGGCCAAGGTCAAGGGCCGGCATAACTCGGAAATCGCCATGAACAAACTTTTGGAGGCGTTGAAATGACCGCCCTGCACGCACTCCGTCTGGCCGCAGCAGAGCAGCCAGACGGCGACCTGAAACGCCTGTTGACGTGGGCAGAACTGCACATCGGCGACCAGTACGAACGCATCTGCGAGCTTGAGGATGAGTTAAAGCAGGCCGATACAGAAAACCAGCGCCGCGCCAACGCACTCAACGCCGTCCGCGCCGCACTGGGCGAACTGGGCGAAGTCATCCTGAAAGAGAATTTCAGCTGGCCGTCAGATGCCTTCGCCAAAGACCTCAGCAGCTGGCGCAACGCGCTGGCAGCCTACGGCTACAAGCCGGACGGAACCATCAAAAAAAACAAACAGAAAGAGAAAAGCGCATGACAGCACCCCGCATCACCATGCCGGAAGGCAAGCCAGAATTCGGCACCGTGTTTTTTGTCTACCGCGCCAAGATGCACACAGGCAGCGGCATGCACACCGCTGGCGCCATCACGGCGGAACAGCACCGGGCGATTGCGTTGATCTTGCAGGGTAAGGCGGCGGTCTACGATGGGCGGGTTGTGGCAGCAAAAATGGCAGGGCCACCCGCCAGAGGTGGTGCGACTGTACCGCTATCGGGATGACGCCGCGCTGCATGCTGCACGCCCGGACATGGCCGGACTACCGGTGACGGCGCATGCGGCGCTGCTGGCGCGGGTGCGGCTGGCGCGGGTGCGGCTGGCGCTGATGGCGCGGGGGCAGGCGGTGGTGATTGAATACGCGACGATCAGCGCTTGAGCTTTTCAACCGTGCGCATCGCGCCCAGCCCCAGCATGCCGAAAGTCAGTGCCGACAGCGTTTCCATGTCCAGCGCCGGGAAATCATAGCCAGCGCCCAGCAGAAACGGTCGCGCCAGCAGTTGATACGAAAACCCGGCTACGCAGACCCAGCCCAGCGCGGGCCGCCAGCCAGACTTGAAGCTGCTATCGCTGGCAGCCTCGATCTTGTTGACCTCGACTTGCGCGTTGTCGCTCTGGCCGAGTTTTTCCAGCATCGCCAGCTCGCCCGATTGCTGCATCTGCAGCAGCGCGGTCTGCGCTTCGATTTTTTTGGCCGGGTCTGGCCATACCTTGTCAGAAATCTTCCCCACCAGATCAACCAGCGGGCCGAGTAGTAGCGGGCTCATGCGAAATTACTCCGGGCGAGGTTAAACAGCCGCTTGAGCCAGCCGCGCTTGTACGTCGGCCACGCGGGGCAGGTGGTCAGGTAGATGGCGCGCTCTGACAGCAGTAGCTCCAGCGTTTCGTTGGTGTCCCGGCTCTGTAGCGTGCCGTGGGTGATGCGGCCATACTCGCCGTCATCGGCCACTTTCAGCGCACGCTGCAGCAGTTTGATGGCGGTTTTTGGGCCGTGGTGCACGGCGGCATCGAACACGGCGATGGCGATTTTTGGTGGCATGCGGTCGCAGCTGGCCTGCTGCCAGTAGTCGCGCTTGTAGATGGCCTGCGCCTGATCCAGCGTCAGCGATTTGATATCGAGATTCGGGTAGCTGCGCTTGCTGATGCCGAACTTGGTTTCAAGGCCTGGATCGCGTGCGTCGTTGACATACCCGCCCTCGTGGCCAAGCGTGAAGCGGAATGCGGTTTCGAAGCTCATGTTCCCCCCTTATTTTGGCGTGTGCTGGCCGAACACGGCCCACAGCGCCACGCCAGCGGCAACTACGCCGGATAGCCACTTGATGGCCGCCCCCACCCATCCCAGCATCCGCGCGCCGGATTTAACCGTGACGAGGATGTCGCGCATTTCCCGGATGATGGCGGTGCTTTCGGCTAGTTCCTTGCGTATCTCCGCCAGCTCTTGTTCTTGGTTCGCAATCTTGGACTGCATCTCTGCCCGCCACGGGTCTGTGGCGCGGCGCTCTGGGGTTGGGCTCATCTCGGCCTTTCAGGTTTTACAGATAAACACTGCGTTTTTGTTGATACCGAGGCATGAATCCAGCAACGCCTGCGGGCTCATGCGCGTGCTGTTGCGCAGCCCAAGCGCCTTGGCGCAGGCTTCGCTGCAGAACACGCCGCGATGGTCGCGCTGCATGCCGAGCAGTTGCCCCGTCAGCAGATCCAGCCAGCCGTAGCGGTCGCGCTCGTGGGCGATAAACCAGTCCGTCACGGAGGTGTCGTCCGCCCAAGGCAAATCCACCACGTCCCATTTGTCCGCCGGCAGCGCCATCACCTTGGCGCGAACCCCGCCATCACGCACGCTGCTGCTGTAGCAGGTGCCACGAACGACTAGCTCGCAGTGGCTGTACTGGCTGCCAGTCCACCAGCAGATCAGGCGGTTGAGCCAGTTGCCGCGGGCCTTGTACATCGCCAGCTGCACGCTCATAGCTGCGCCGCCTGCAAAAACAGCGCATCAATACCCGCGCCATCCAGCCCCAGCGCCGCGCCCAGCGTTGCCACAAACGGGTTGCTGCGCTCCAGTCCGTTGCTGTAATCCCACTCAATCTGGGCTTGCGTGCGCTGCGGCTCGGGTAGCGCGGTAATGGCCGGCTGCACGCTGGCGAGCAAGCCACTAGCGTGAAGCGCGAGACGCGCCTGGCGCATGGTGACTGACTGCGGGATAACCGGCGGTGGCGGTGGTGGCGCGGTGAATACAGCGCCGTCATATAGCCAGCCGATGCCTTCATTGCCCTGCGCTACCACCAGGCCCGGCAGCACGCCCAGCGATTCCACCTCGACAGTATTCACCACCACGCCGTTTTCAATTACATGCGCACGCATTACAGCACCCCCCAGATTCTTAATTCGCCACGAGCGCCAGCGCCTGTTGACCCACCACCTCCACCCGGAGCCGTGCCAGCTCCTGCACCTACGCCGCCAGCACCACCAAAGATTGACGTACCTGCGGCAGATGCACCTCCGGACGCGCCTCCGTAGACGGAATGTCTATACGAATTGTTGCCTATGTCATTGCCGCCGCCATAGAAGCCGTAAATAGGGGGGGAAGTATTTATGGCAACGCTTACGGCGCTATTGGGGAAAGGCGCCGCACTTACCGATGTTCCATAAGCGCAGCCGCCCTCGGAGTACACGCCGCCGCGACCGCCTCCTTGAGTGGTAAAAATGAACGTGGTATCCCCACCCTTAGACCCTGCCGCAGCCCCGCCGCCGATGGTTACAGATTGCGACGCGCCAATAACGGACGCGGGGAAGTCAAACTGGCTGCAGCCTCCACCACAACCCCCATACCCGTTATCCCCACCGCCGCCGGCGCCCCACTTAATGCCAGAAAACATCTCGTAACCGGGCGGTTTAACGAATGTGCCCGTGGCCGTAAAAACCTTGTAAAAAGACTTCAGCACCATCGTGTAAAAGCCCGTGCCGTCACACATCACCAGCCGGGTTTCTCCGGGGTACATGATGTAGCTGGTCAGGCCATCGATTAGCTCGCTGCCGTTCGGGTCGATCGTGATATCGCCCGTGCCGCTGTTGCGGATGTGACAGAACCAGTTGCCGCCCAGCGTGGCTGCTGCGGTGAAGGTCTGCGTGAACGTGCCGGAGGTGATGTCGATCAGCTTTCCCAGATCGGAGCCAGCCAGAATCGTGTTTGATGTCCGCGCCGAACGCCCGCCGAATGTCGGGGTTTCGACAAACGCCGACGCGGCAGTGACCACCCAATTCGACAGCGTAGCGGCACCGACCGACATGACGACGTTGACGGTGATATTGCCAGTACCTGAGTTAAACGCCGTGATGCCGCCTGCCATCCAGCTAGTAGACGGGTTGGTGGCATCGGCAATCGTTACCCACTGGCCGACGACGAAGTTTTTACCCGTCTGCTGCAGCGTGAACGGCTGGCTGATATTACTGATGGTCATGCCGGTGATCGATGTCGCCTGCGTGCCGGGCGAGTTGACCGCACTGGCGGCACTGGCCGCCGCTGCCTGGGCGTGATACTTGGCGGAAAACTCGCCGCCTGATACCGCGCTGCTGGTTTTGGTTGCCCAATCTTGCGCCAGCGTGGCTTGCGTGGTGGCGATGCCGGCCTGAGTGGTGGCGTTGCCAGCTTGCGTGGTGGCCGTGGTCGCGGCGGCTTCTGCCAAGGTTTTTTTCGCGTCAACGTCAACCTGCAGCGCGTTGGCTTCGGTGACGAATAGCGGCAACTTGGTGCTAAAAAAATCGTTTGCGTTCGTGTTGAACGTCGACTGTTCCTGCGTTCTGGCCGGCATGCCGGTTAACGGGGTCATTGCCATCAGATAATCTCCTCAATCTCTAGATCGCACATTGCGTATGTTGGGTATGGGATCGTCACGTCGAAGCTGATCAGGCCGAACAACACCAGGCTGCTGTACTGATCTGAGGCGATGCAGAGCGTTGGCCTTGCGCGGCGCGCTGCGAGCAGCTTTTTTACCGGGTCAACCATGTTCGACTTGACCACCGTGCTGATGCTGGCGCGGTTACTGTAGCCTCGCTCGACGATCTGATACTGGCCCCATGTGTCGCGCTCCTTGCCGCTGTAATCGGTGATGCTAGTGCGAGCG